AAAGTAGATCGGATCTTGCGAACACTTTACATACTCTTCAACTTGCTCTTGTGTAAAAGAATGTTTTACACCAGCAGCTTTTAGAGATGAGTTCGAATTATAATTAGCAGCCATTAGACAACAGTAATAATTCCTAACATTGTGGCAGGGTTTGTTTTACTTCTGTATTTAAATGTGTTTCCTGTTGCAGCACTCATCGGTATAGTAAATGTAACAGTTTGGTTTTGGTCAGCTTCGTTTCGAGTTGCGCCAGTTGAAGAAATAAAAGCTGCAGCTGGTGCCACGTTACTTGAATCTAAAATTTCTAAAATTTCACCAGCAATAGTAGTTGTGAAACGATATGTGTGACCACGATAAACGAATAGTGTTGGATCAGCTTCACCTGCTGCTGCCAAGCCAGAGCCTGTAACTGTATAGTTTGTTGGACCTGTGCCACCAAAACTAAAGGTAATTGCAGGATGCACAAATATTGCGCCAGTTAGACCATTGGCAGATCTAACACCAGAATTAGTAATCTGAAGGTTGCTATTTAATGATGATGTTAATGAAATACCATCACCTTGAATAAGTGCGATGTCATTAGTTCCTGACGGATTCGCTGAATTTAGTCTTAGAGTTATTTGCCCAGCGAATAATTGCTCAGTTGTTAAATTATATGTAGTATTAGTATCAGTAGAGTTTACTGTAATGGTATCAGCATCAGTTCTAACCACTGACACGTTAGTTCCTGAAGCAATCTTCACATTATCTGTTGATGCATCTGAACCAGTTAAACGTAGATTTACACCACCAGTTGCTGTTTCTGATGAAATGCCATATGTCGTATTAGTGTCAGCTACAACTGCAGCTGGCGCAAATGTAGTACCATTCCACCTTAAAGCATCACCATTTGATGCGCCAGCAGTAGTAATCTTTAGTGATGTCGCTCCAGCAACTGTACCCAAAGCATCATACAACTCTGTTAGTGTGTTATTAACCTTAATACCAGCATCGCGAAGAGTATCGCCTGTTCCATCGTTTGGCGTAGTACCCACATTGATCAATTGTTTTGCCATTTTAAAACTCCTTTAAAATTCTTCGTTCCACGTTTCGGAAATAACCGAAGGTGGAGTTGTTTGTGTAGCCGTATAGTCTGCGACTGTTGCACCATCTTTAATCACTGTAGTATCAACCAATACTGATTTAATTGGAGTACCATTAGAAGTCGGTCCATATAAATTAACTTTCAAATTGAACGTAAGCGTATATGTTACAAATCTTCTTGTTTGAAAATCGCCATCATAATCATCTTGCACTGAAACTGAATTCAATATAACGGGAATATCGTTAGCAACACTCATTCCTGGAATAGTATTTAGCGACAGAGTAAACTCTGGTGTAAAATATGGAAGAATCTGCTCAACTATTTGCATAGCATCTTCTTGCGTCTTCGTCAGGATGTATAACGATATATCTATATTATATGGAACTGGTGTATACATTGCTGTATATGATGGTTGTCCAGCGCCCACTGGCGCTTTATACTGAACCAACTTATTCATTCTGTTCAATTTTCTAGATGGGTCATATGAGATACTTGTTACCTCAAAAGACATTCTAGGTAATACGGTATATGTGGTATTTTCTAGATTCGGATCCTGTTCAATACGAACTATCCACTTTTCCTTTGGCGCATACGCAATTGGAACTTTAATAGTTTGAAGTGTAGTGTTTGTTCCGTCTTTAGATTTTCTCTGTATCTGAATGTTGCTGAACAAACTACCAAACGCAACAATAGTTTTTCTGATAATTCCGTGATAGAAAACTTGATTCGCTAACATTAATTTACATCCCCAAACGGATTATCTTTATCAAACAGAACTGTGGCTGCTTCAGTTTTAAATCTAGTATTATCGCCGAATGATGTAGATTTCTGAACATCGGCATTTACCGTTGTATCATAAGACTTGAGTGTTTCAAATACATCGACAGAACCTATTCCCGTATCAATCTTCTCTGAACCATATTGGAAGAGTTCAACTTGTAATTTATACACATACAATTTTCCAAGTTGATAGAACGGATCTTGGTGCTGAACAAACTTAATTTCAAACAATCCTTTAGTTAGAGGGAAATATAAAAGATCACCTTCACATGGTCTTGTTGGAATTATGGTTTGACCAAATTGGCCAACTAATTGTTCCCATCTACGTCTTGCAACTGTTAGAGTTGCAGATTGCTCATTCATCAAACCAAACTTTTGTATAAACTGTCCCTGCCCATCAAAGTTATCTACGTTCTCGAAATACATTTCGATTGGGTATGAGGATATAAATTTACTTAAACGATCCTCCCCCAAAATCTCATCTTTTGCTACGAGAGTTCTTGGGAGATAGAACATATCTTGACCATAAATGGATAAAGACTCGATGATCAGATCTTCTATTAGAAGCTGTTCGTTTCGAGTTCCGTGGCTAAAATATACATTTCTAGCCATAAGTTATCCCATGAAGAATTCGAGAGGCGCTGATTTGTTTTTTAGATTATCTTCTAACTCACGCATTTCATCAATCGCCTCTTTATAGAGACCATCGCCATCTACCGTTACACCACCAGGAAGTTGTAGACCATTAAATTTTTTCAAGTTAGTTGCCCACTGTTTTTTAAACAGCGCTGTTGTATAATGTTTTAGCCATGGTTCGCCAAACATTTTCGGAAATTGAGCTGGGTCTAGTACACGATATGCTTCGACAAGTAAATATTGCCCAGCTTTTACTTCAGTGCCCCAATCTAGATCAATATGAAGTCTATCTTGTAAACGATTGAATCTATATAAGACAGATCCATTTAAAACATTGTCAAGCAACGATAAATGATTCATTACAGTTTTATAATAGATGATTGATGTTGATGTCAAATCATATAAATCATTTAATCTTAGTTGATATTGTAAATCGAAAATAGACTTAGATGATGACGTGCCACCGACAGTAGGGAACACACGTGTTACACCATAAACTAAATCATTGATTGGAATGTAACGATTGGCTACATCAGTTTCAGTTACTAGGTGCTTCAAATAAATTTTTTCAGTACCATCGTAGTGATATTGTCTCCAATATTCTATGGCTTCGTCTAAGCGATCTTCTAGTTGATCATCGTCAACATTAATCTCTACAACTGGTTCGCCCAATTCTCTTAAACAATATTTTTTTAACTTTTCTCTGGTATCGACAGCAGCCATATTAGCCTCCGAGCGCAATAGCGAAAGGTATACCTGCTAAACTAGCACCAGCTTTAGTTACCATTGCAGTATTGCTTCCAGCAGGATATCCTCCAGCAGAGTTCTTGTTGGTCATCATATCACCATTAGCATCAAGCATAAGTTTAGTTGTGCCCAAGTAGATAGTTGTGCCTGCTAGATATAAGTCGCGGAATCTGTTTGTTGCGCTACCCAAGTCGTAAGTAATAGATGCAGTTGGCAAAAGGTGGCCAGTGATACTTGTATTACCACTTAGGGTTGGTGTTGTTAATGTTGGACTTGTGCCAAACACTAATGCGCCAGAACCTGTTTCATCAGAGATAACACCAAGCAACTCGGCTGATGTTGTAGCAGCAAATTGTGATAGTTTACCTGAAGTGACTGCAAGACCAGTAACTGAACCACCTAATGAAATGGCAGATCCATTAATACTAATACTGCTATTCGTTAGAGAACTGTTTGCGATATTAGATAGGGTGTTAGATGCACCACTAATAGTTTTATTTGTAAGAGTTTCAGTTCCTGCTAAAGTAGCAAGAGTACCAATAACAGGTAGTGTTAATGTAGTGTTTCCAGTTGCAGTAAATGTCTGAGCAAACGCACCAGCGTGAGTAACAGCGCCAGAAGTAATTAAGTTACCACCCAATGTAATTGTCTTACCAGTATTTGCTACACCAGTACCACCATATTGAGCAGCAATTATGCTGCCTTGCCATGTACCAGTACCGATAGTACCCACAGTAGTTAGAGAAGAGGAAGTGACACCAGAACCTAGAGTTGATGCAGAAAGAACTGAAGTTCCATTAATCTCATAAACTTTACCAGTGACAAGGTTAAAATCTTCAGAAGAACTCCAACCAATTGAAGACCAACTAATTGTTTTATCAGTTGCGCCTTTAAGAGTAATACCACCACCATTGGCAGTAATATCAGTTGGCGATGCTGTAGAACCTAACTCAATGTTGATATCATCAACACTGAGAGTTGTCGAGTTAATTGTTGTTGTTGTTCCATTTACTGTTAAGTCGCCATCAACAACTAAGTCTTTTTTTACTGTAGTAGTACCGCCACTGGCAGAACCAATGTTAATATTTGTCGTAGAACCTGTTGCGCCACCTGTACCAAGGTTTACTGTTTTCGTTACACCAGTGTTAGTGGCAGCAGTTGCTAGGTTTACTGTGTTCGCCACAGCAGCATTGGTGTTTCCGATGTTCAGCGATGTTGCTGCAGCACCAAAGTTTATTGTAGTTGGTGTGTCAAGTAAAGCGAACGATGCGCTACTAGATGATAGTTGTGTAGTAACAACTGGACTTGCCAATGTTTTATTTGTTAGTGTCTCTGTTCCATCGATAGTGGAAACATCAGCATCTGAAATAGCAGTATTTAATTGAGCAAGAGTTGCCGATAAAGTGTTACTTGTTAAATTGATTGTTTTGTTAGTTAGAGTTTGAGTAGCAGCTTTCTGCACCAACTCAAAACCACCAG